CATCCGACATAGCGGTGCAAGACACTCCGCAAGGTAACCTTGCTGCCTACGCTACCGTGGCCGCATCCGGTCACGGTTTTACCTATTCATCGACCGAACACGGTCACATCATCGGCCTCGTAAACGTTCGCGCCGATCTCACATATCAACAAGGCCTCGAGCGTTATTGGTCGCGTGCGACCCGCTACGACTTTTACTGGCCGGCTCTCTCCCACTTGGGCGAACAGGCCGTTCGAAATTCCGAGGTATTCGTATCGAATGATTCGGTTATCGATCAGGCAACTTTCGCCTACATGCCGCGTTACGACGAGTACCGCTTCAAACAATCACAAATCACTGGAATCTTCCGCTCTGCGGCTACGGCGTCGCTAGACGTCTGGCATTTAGCCCAAGATTTCGCATCTCTCCCCGCACTCAATGACGCGTTTATCGAAGATAACCCGCCTATCGGTCGAGTCGTCGCGGTCCAGTCCGAGCCGGAATTCCTGCTCGACGTCTACTTCAAGATCCGCGCAGCTCGTCCTCTCCCTCTCTACGCCACTCCTGGACTAATAGATCACTTCTAACCTCGCTGGCCGGGTAACGTACACCTAGTGTGTATGTTATCCCGGCAGCATTTTTAACGAACAAAGTACGCAAAGCACGGCTTTCGCTTAAGTGCACACACGCGTACTAACGTGAATCAAAAATATGCCCATATCATCATCAGCGTATGTCCTCTCTCAAATCGGTGGCTCCGTCCTCGGCGGACTCTTCGGCGCGGCTAGCGGCCGTCGCCAAAACAGACAATCCCGAGAAGAAGCCGCACGAAATCGTGCCTTCCAAGAACGCATGTCATCGACTGCGTATCAACGTGCCGCGAAAGACCTTCAAGCGGCCGGACTAAATCGAATCCTCGCTCTCGGCTCTCCCTCATCCACTCCCGGCGGAGCGCAAGCTCCGATCGTCGGCGAGTTAAACGAAGCCGCAACAGCAGCCCGTGCGCTGCCCGGTCAAGTCGCTCAAATAGCTCTAACCTCTGCCCAAGCCACAAAAGCTAAATGGCTTGCTCGTGAGCAAGAAATGCTCACCGAGGGTCCGTGGACCGCTTACCAAGCCGCAAAAAAAGGCTGGCTAAATAAAAAATCCGGCGCGGAAACATTCGCGTTGGAACGCGAAGCGGCCATCACCGGAAAACCACTTCAACCTGAAACTCAAAAACTACTCGATGAACACGGCGGCCAAAGCAATGTAACCGTCGGTTCAATCGCAAAATCTCTCAACATGAAACCCATGCCCGGAACTACCTACGAAGCTCGAATAATTCGAGCGGTAGACGGCATGGACTCGCCGCGCGGAATGTCCCGTATGCAAAAATTGCGTTGGGCATCTAAAAATACCGCGGCCATTAAACGCTACCTCTCTCGGAGTCGCTTTCATGACAAAAAATAAACGACCTTTCGCCCAAGACTTTTCGGGCGAATCTAAAACCCAACAACACTTCACCGAATCCTGCGACGTTAACAACATCGTCGCGGCCTTCGTATCCACCGGCATCGACCCCCACGCCGAACGTCTTTCACTCCAGAAATTCGGCTACGCGTCCTCGCAAGACTTCTCCGAAGCCATGCAAAATGTCGCTGAGGTCCAATCCGCATTCGCGGCTCTACCATCCGAAACCCGTCAGGAGTTCGGTAACGATCCCACAGCGTGGATCGAACATCTGGCGACCCCCGAGTCGCCCGACGAAATTATCGTCGAATCTGAGCCTTCTGAGGCTCCCTCTGAACCACCGGTTCTGGCTCCCGAAACACCCGAATCGGAGCCAAATTGACAGTACACTAGCTTGTTCTGTACTGTCACAGGTGACACACCCACCCACACCGGAGCCATAGCTCCATCCGAGGTCCTAATGCGTCGAAAAAAGCTCACCCGTAAACGGTCCCGAAAGCTGTTCAAAAAAACGGCTAACCGGACTCACAAACGCAATTCGATACGCACCGTTCCACGGGGCGGAATTGCACTGTAAAAACATCATCCACATGGTGGCGATTAGCCACCTAAGTGGATGTTCAATCGGGGTCAAACAATGCCTTGCTATCTCCCTCTCACCGCGTACCACACTACCGGCGGAGCAATCACTTTCGATATCTCGAAATCCTTCGGAAAAAAACACTCTCTACAACTGCCCTGCGGCCGCTGTCTCGGCTGCAGATTAGAAACAGCAAAAGCTTGGGCCTTACGATGCAATCACGAAGCATCGCTCTACGACAATGGCCTAAATAATTCCTTCATCACGTTGACCTACGATGATGAACATCTACCGCCGAACGGCAATCTGCGAAAAGCAGATTTCCAAAAATTCATAAAACGTCTACGACGAAATACAAAACAAAAAATCCGCTACTTTATGTGCGGAGAATACGGCGGCAAAACTAATCGACCGCACTATCACGCGTTGCTATTCGGATATCGGTTTACCGATCCGAAACTCGTCAACATCAGAAACGGCAATCGCGTCTATACCTCTAAATATCTCGACAAAACATGGCAGCAAGGTACTTGCGAACTCGGCTCTGTCACCTTCCAAAGCGCGGGCTACGTCGCGCGCTATATCCTAAAAAAGCAACAGGGCGATCCGGACGAATTATTCGAACGGTACGTCATCATCGATACTGAAACAGGCGAGATGACAGCCCGCCACAATGAGTACACCAACATGTCTCTAAAACCCGGCATAGGACAAAAATGGTATGAAAAAAATAAATCAGACCTTTTTCCTCACGACTACGCAGTTCTGCCAGATGGTCGACAAATGCCCGTCCCAACCTATTATCGGGAACTCTTACGCAAGGATGATCCTGTTCTCTACAATTCGCTCCGCGATCAGAGAATTGAAAAAGCAACAAACAACCCCAACAACACTCCCGAAAGACTCGCTAGCCGGCACCAATGCCAGATCGCGAAAATAAAACCACTCAAAAGGGACTTTCTATGAACCAGCTAATCCTCACCGTGTACGATGAAAAGGCCATGACTTTTCTCCCCCCGTTTGTCGTTCCGACAAAGGGCCTCGCAGTCCGCGCCTTCAAAGACTGCGTAAACTCTACCGATCACCAATTCGGTAAACATCCATCCGACTACACACTCTTCCATCTTGCCAATTTCGACGATCAAACAGCAGAATTCATCATTCAAGACAAAGTTTCCCTCGGAAACGGAGTAGAGTTCATCAACCCTGAACACATCTCTGCTCTCGAGGAGTTCGAAAATGGCCCGCACCAACCACCAATTCAGCCAGACTAAAACCGCTGACATCCCCCGCTCGTCGTTCGACCTATCTCACGGTCTCAAAACCACGTTCGACGGCGGGTGGTTAGTTCCAATCCTTTCACTCGAGTGCCTACCCGGCGACACAATTTCCTGTCGCGCGAGCCTATTCGGCAGAATGGCGACGCCCATAAAACCCGTGCTCGATAACCTTTTTCTCGAGACATTTTTTTTCTTTACACCATATCGTCAGGTATGGAAAAACTGGGTAAAATTCAACGGCGAACAAACCGACCCGGGCGACTCTATCGATTTCGTAGTACCGAAACTCGTTAACGGCCCGGTCATCGCTGAACAAGAAATCTACGACTACATGGGACTGCCTCTCGGACTCAATCCGAATGACGTAGACGTCAGTGCACTCCCCTTCCGTTGCTATAACAAAATTTATAATTTTTGGTTTCGCGACGAAAACCTAATCGATTCCGTACCCGAGGAAACCGATGACGGTCCAGACACAAAAGCGACCTACACACTCTTACGACGCCGCAAGCGCCGGGACTACATAACGAGCGGTTTACCGTGGCCGCAAAAAGGGGCATCCGTTATGGTGCCACTCGGCGACTCGGCGCCTGTAACCTCTCCCAATTCATCCGGCGATATTTCCATTATCGATGGCGGCGGAATACCGAAAGACCTCTCCACCAGTGGCTCCAACCTTGTTATCGGCGGCTCCGGCGATGCGGGCGACGTCATCTACGCAGACCTAACACAAGCCACAGGCATTTCTATAAACGTCCTGCGTGAATCCTTCCAAATCCAAAAACTACTCGAACGCGACGCTCGGGGCGGCACCCGCTATCCCGAAATACTAATGTCGCACTTTCGAGTTTCCGATCCCGGACTACTGGTCCAACAGCGCCCAATTTATCTGGGCGGCGGATCGACACAAATAAACATCACTCCCGTGCAACAAACCGTAGGCTCATCCGACATAGCGGTGCAAGACACTCCGCAAGGTAACCTTGCTGCCTACGCTACCGTGGCCGCATCCGGTCACGGTTTTACCTATTCATCGACCGAACACGGTCACATCATCGGCCTCGTAAACGTTCGCGCCGATCTCACAT